TTGTTGATTGAGAAGCAGTTGTACTGATACCAGAAGCAATGAAGTCAAAAACGTAACCTAAAGTGGCTGAACTTTCTGTGGAAGAAATACCATCCGCATTAAATCTTATATTGTAACCTAAGAGAGAAGTAGTAGAAGTAGAAGAAATACCATTACCAGAAAATTCAACATCGAAAGTGAGATTCGCAATATTCTCAGTTTGATTTTGTCCAAAACCAGTTAAGCCCTTCAATGCATATGTCAGATTAGAACCTGTTGAAGTAGAGCTAAATCCAGAAGCAGAAACAAATGTAGACTCTCCTTGTTGTAAATAATTATAATCTCCATCAAACGTATAATCTAATGTCTGCTCGGATTCAATAATAGTTTTATCAACGACGCCGCTATCAGTGTGGCGCAAAGAACGACGTAAATTGCCACTTTCTAATGCCATTAATCTAATCCGAAGGAGAGATTAGTAGCCGCAAACTGAACTTGGTCGCCATCAGCAACACTTCTTGAGCTATCAAGAGCAAAAGAAGCTAAAGCATTATCCGACGCAGAAGACCCATCCCACAAAGCAACATGACTCACTGTACCCCAACTCGAATTAGCGGGGTCAAATTGGATAGAATTAGCATTCTCAAAACCATGTGCATCAGCATTGGTAAAATCTGCTGGAGCTAACGTATTCCATCCCGAAGACGAAACAGATTGCCGCGAATAATTTGTTGCAGAAACCTCAGTAGAACCATCGGGTGTTTCTCCGGGGTCAGACGTATGTAGAGAAACATACAATGGATCAGGAGGTGTATCTGTAGCTGTACCTTGACTCATCCAGTCTCTAAACTCTTGTTGTGAGTAACTCGTTAAATCGGTCATATTACATCTTAGAATTCATTTTGCTTTCTTGTCTTTCCTGTTGCTTCTTTTCTTCTTTATTTTCAAGTGAAATTATTTTGGAGTGTTCTAAGTATTTCTCAAAAGGAAAATCCATTAACTCGTTGTATCCAATAGAAAACTTCTCCATCAACTTGTGGTCGTTATAATCGTCATAAGAACCATCACCACGAATAGCTTTCTTTATTTTTCTCACTCTATCTTCCGCGTCTAACGGAAGAATTTTATCAAGAATGTCTTTTGAACTTCCTACATCAACATCTACGTCCGTGCTTCCTGCATTTCTTCCGCGCTCAACGACGTACCGATCCCTAATTCGTTGAAAAAATCGTGTGCATCTCCGCCAAGAACTTCTTCAGCCTTATCACGAATATCGCGGAATTGATCAGCAGGCATCTTCTCAAAGTCATCCGAATCAAAAGGATGGTCAACTGCAAGTGAAATAGTCTGTCGTGTTTCTAACAGACTACGTTTCCACTGCACTTCTTCAAACGCTTCAACACCACCTTTATCAATAATCGCTTGGACAATCTCACTTTCGTCTTCTAAAGACTCCATAGAACGTAAGTCATCTTCATCAAGATAGTCCAAAAGCAATTCAGTCTGCATAGACTGAACCTTACGGACTGTTCCAAGCGTCGGATTACCTTCAAGATTATACTTCTCTCCACTAAGTTCAAAACTTTCTGTCATATTTATTAGTTACCTCAATTTAGGACCACGTAATACTACTTGCCGGATCAGACGTTAGACTGTCTGAAACTAAGTCATCAGCAGTATATTCATACGGAGCTTCGGGGAACTGCACGTCAGTAACAGTGAACGTCGTGTTCCCTAAGTCAAATTCAAAGTCTTTCGCAGTATAACTACGAACATCTTGGAGAACGTCAAAGTTCTCATACGTGAATGAAACGTCAATAGTAATTTCTCTGTCAACCGGAATCAGAGCGGCTAACTGAGTACCACGGTCAACATTCGGGTCACGGACTTCTGCAATTTCATTTGAAATGGTAAGTTCAACGCTTTCAATCATACCATCCATATCTTGCCCGCCCCATTTCACATTTGCCAAGTCATCATACGATAGTGGTTCAGTAGTGTCTTCTGAAGCGTGTCCACCAGAAGCACTCACATCAGCAGTTTCATCAGTACCACTACCTCCCGTATCAGAATTCACACTAATAGTCTCGGAACTGTATGTACTATCAGTATTCACAAGACGGACACTAACAACATCAGTACCGCTAACCTGAGTCGAATCAATATATCCAGACGAAGAAGCGTCTACTCTGTCAAGTTCATTATCACTACCATCATAGAGAACAACTTGACCAGTATCGACGCTTGTGGTCTGGACAGAAACTTCACTTGACGCGGGGGTAACGGGATTGCTTAATGCAGTAATTCCACTGTCAAACACATAGTCATTCTCACTCCAATCATTTGCATCGGCAAAGATGAATGAACCTTCAACTTCCGCAACACCATCTTCCTCAACAGAGATAGTAACCTCTTCACCCACACCACCGAGTAAACGACGGAATTCAGTTGGATCAACACTCTCGTTAATTTCACCAGCCTGAAGTGAGGGAACATCGTCAGAAGTCCCTCCAACAGAACCAGTGAAAAACTTCAAGAAGTCAAACCCAGTTTGCGGATGATAGGTAATATCCGCAGAATACATTTCGCGGAGTTTGACATTAACTCTTTTCTCTAACTTATTTGTAGCATTATACTCAGGAAGGTATGTGATGCTTTCAGATTCAACACCCTGCTCTGCCGACCAAGAATCAATAATACCAAACCAACTATAAGTTGCATCACCTTCTTCAGTTGCAAAATTCGATTCTTCAACGTATTCAACAGGCTGTGATCCAAGAACCACGTTCTGACCGGCCATTATTTAATCACCATAATTTTAAAATCGTTTTTAATACTTCTCCGGCCATTTGTATTCAAAGCCGGGAACTGCACATCCCATTTTCTTGAATATTTGTTCTGTCTGTCTCTCATTAAAACTAATCACTAAATCATTCTTTTTCTGTCTCTTATAATCGCCAATATGCGGTTCTCCAACCCATTCGGCAAAAAGCTCAACAACATCATCAATAATATTCCTTTGATCGTTAGCCGCAATGGAAATATAGTAACTCCCAGACTTCTCGGTTAAAGTACCATCTCCTACATATAAATGCTTAAAAATAGTACCATTCATTTCTATATCATCACAGGGCCAGTTTTTATGCCCGTCTTTATACCAATCTAAATATTTCTGAAAAACAGGCATTCTCCGTGATGATAGATAATACATATCGGAACAGTTTTCAACATTTATATCAAAAGTGTTACTTTCTCTTGTCTTAGATTCTGCTTCCTCTCCCAATCTAACTTCTGTAGTTATGATTGGGAAAACATTATTTGAAATATACTCTAAATACGGAACTGATGGTTCGTACATATCTATACGAAACCTCGGATTTTGACCGTTTTGAGGCTTATTAATAGAACCATCTGACATGAGAATACCAGTTAAAACATTTTCTTGATATTCACTGATTTCAGGATATTTACATGAACCTGACCAATGTTTACCAAGTTGAGGACTTACATAATCACAGTTAGGACACTGCTTCAAATCATCTCCTATATTAAATCTCTTACAATACTTCATTACCGTCTTATGACTAACTGATAGGTCTTCAGCAATTTTAGAACGAGATATGTCTTTTGCTTCAATCTTATCTCGTAACCAATCCTTGTCTCTATATTTCCCCGGCATTTTAGTTTTTAATTACTTCAAAAATAATGTCTATCGAACGAGAATACCGGAGGTTTCCTTCTTGTTCTCCACTCTCATTCAATTCTGTAAATCCATCAACTTCTCTAAAAGCCCAATCGCCCAAATATCGATTTCCTTCATTGGGGTCATTTTGATCCCACTTCTCCCGTATAGTATCTTCAATATCATCAGGAAGAGACTGTGCGGGGGCATCCGTTTCAGCGAATACAACAAACTTAACAGTTACTTCACGCAAAGCAACATCTAAATCAACACTTAGCTCAAAATCATCACCAGATATAGTATCAACAGTAGCTCGCGGAAATTCATCTTCAGCAGATGAAGGAAGGTTTTTTCCCCACACATTCGGAACAGAATATTCTGAATTTGTAGAAAAATCGCTCCCCATTTCGTCGCGGATTAGAGAAACTAATCCTTCAATTAAAACTTCATTAGAATTATCTATCTGAACCATTATCTAACTCGGAAATTCTTAATCAGCCGACGCAACTGTTCAGAAAGATCAACATTTAGTGCTTTCTGATGATTGCGAGCAACACCCTTTACGTCATGCAAAATACCAGAAGCAGGTAAGTCTGCTTTCCCAGAATTCACCATTTTCTGATTAGGAAGCATTACATATTTAGCATGGTCTGCTTCATTCAAAATCCAAACTTCATCTTCCGCAACCTGCATCATGTACCAAGACTGTTTATATTCACCAGTATCGACGGGTGAGGTATTTTCTAATTCATCTTTTACATCTTTCCCTGCTTCACGGAGAGCTTCATTTGCACGAGTTTGCCCTTGAGTACCAAGCTGTGCAAGACGGTTTTGAATATCTCCCGGTTCATTACCGACATATTCAACAGCAAAATCAGCCATTATATCTCACCCAAACTATAGACAAAAATATATGGTCCTTCCGCGCCGAGTTGATTAGTCGATGACTCTCTCACATTCCACTTATAACCTCCAGCCTCATACTCAACTTTATCTCCTTCTGACGCGATATCTTCAGTCGAATACATCATCGACTCTGCATCAGGATTAAAACCATAATCTTCTAACATTTCATCAGAATTTGAAGTATAAAGCCTTACTTTATATTCATCAAAGTCAGTCGTGTTTTCATTCTCTTCAAAGAAAACTGGATCATTAGAATCTTTTGGAGATGGACCTGATTGAGAATAGACTTTCACAGTAACACCAAACTGACCTATCAACTGTTCAGCCGCATCCTTAACAAGCGTCATTATTATCGTAGACCCAAGGCTTTTGCAGGTTTACTTTCCGTTTCTTCCCATCATGTTTAATAGTGACAACCTCATTTGGTGTCTGCGGGGGACGGGTTACATCAATTATTTGTAAGGATAAATCAGTTCTCTCACGGAGTTGTGATAAATATTGTTCGGGATCAAGATATGTCTCAACTTCTCTATCTCGAACACGTGTGAAAGAAAGCCACGCCATAAAAGCCTTTTCAGCAGTCCATGCAATCACTGCATTATCAAAATTCTCCTGAGAAATATTAGGTTCCTTGGGAAGACGGTCATTTAATAAGGGAATAACAAATCTTTTAAAAGTTTGCTCTATAGTATCATCAGGTACTTTCGTTTTGTCTAATTGACCCAGAGCATCCCGAACTTCCGCTATCAGTTCTTGGTCACTAAGACTGGTATCCAAATCAGCCATATTATTGTATCCAAATAAATAAAAAGTTATTTATAATCTATACTCAAGAACAGATAGCGTCATTTACGACGTATCAACGAACTTGATAGTGGCTTCTGGGTCGATGGCAAGCCACTGACGCATGGTGAACCACTGAACGATCTGACTCTGACGAGCCTGATCTTCATATTCATCAGTAGCAATATCCTCTTTCACAACCTCATAGCCATACTCATCAGTGTCAATGAGATAGCCTTCAGGCGTATTTTCAGGCATAAGACCACTGTTATCAACCATAACGTCAAGACCAGCGAAGCGTCCGATAGAACCTTCTCGCGTCACTTCATCACCAAGGTCCGAAGCTCGCTGGAAGTTATCGGAATTCAGAAGAACCTTCTCACCCTCCGTATTAACGACCATCATATCAGGATTCAACTGGTCGTCTTTCAGTTCCTTCTTTGCTTCAGTAGCTAGCTGGAAACCGAAACTTGACGCATCAGTACCACTATCATTTGCGTCAAGAGGACTGTTCGGATGCTGGTTGTTCGTATCATCAATCACATTAAACGCGAGACGATTGATGTACTCATTAAACCGACGAGCGGCTTTCTCAGTCTGACGGGCCACAACATCGAACACACTAAACTGGGTGGCTTCCCACGTAATAGCAACCTCGAAACCGTGTTTTTCAACGGTGACAGGCGTAGTCGAAATATCCTCTTCCGTGCGTGGGAATTCCGAACCTTCACCAACACGCTGAGGTTCCGACATGACCGCTTCATCTTCAGGAATCTCCATCGTCTTAGATGGATGATCCTCGGGCATTGTGATAGTTCGGAACGCCTCATTGAAAACGAGAGGCCATTCGCGCTCTTCTTCGATAACACGACGAATCTGCTGTTCAGTTAGAACATCAGACGTAGTAATATTAACCATTTTAAATCACCTAAAATTATTTACCTATGAACTGCAAGAATAACTTCGTTGTTCCCACCATCTTCCAGCGCAAACGGATGGTTCGTATAAACATCCGAATCAGCATCACCAGTATTCACAGCCATACCAGTGGTTGCAGAAGCGAACTTACCATCATCCGTACCGGACGGGATAAGCGTATCTCCTGCGCTAGCAGTAGCATCGGAAGCAAGTGGAACAGCAATCACATCACCTGCAACACGGACAGTATATTTACTGTCAGCTTTCTCTTCAGACTCGGGAAGCACAACACCAAGATAATCGTCAGAGTTGGCTGTCGTATGTGTGATGTTTCCGCTCCCATCAAACTTCACAGCACCACCAACAGAGATAGTATTACCACCCGCATCGAGAGTGACAGTTCTGTTACGATCACCGTCACCCGCATTCAGATTCATGTCAGTCGTATTCTCAGTAATTAGAGCCATATTTATTCACCTCTGTTTTCAATATCCTCGGCAATCTCGGCCCAGTAGTCTTTCCCAGTCTGCTTGGCGCGGTCACGGAACGAACTTGCGGCAAGCTCTTCTTTCTCAGAAACATTAATATCTTCTTCATTATCTCCACTTTCACCATTTGGCGACTGGAAACCAGCACCAACATCACCGCTATTTGGTGAGGGAGAACTACCGGAGTCCGTTTCAAGACTTTCTGCTTTTTCCTGAAGTTCCTCAAACTCAAACCGTTCAAGGAAATCATCTTTATCCATCACTTCACTTGACTGAGAAAGCTCTTCAGCATACTTCTCAGACATAATATTAATTTCTTCCTGCATATCTTCTAGTTCCTCATCTTTTTCGTCAAGCTCTTCCTGAAGTTCCTCAACTTCAGACTCCTTCTCTTCAACTTCAGCTTCAAGTTCTTCGATCTGCGATTCTTTTTCTTCAACATCCGATTCCACCATCAGAGTCAGTTCTTCCGGTTCAGCATCAGCAACCGTTGCTTCAGCTTCAAGACGGTTCAGAACATCTTCATCAATATTTTCAGTCATAAGTATCACTTATTATTTACAAAATCCACAAATCATCCCCACTTAGTACGCTTTTGGAGGACTCATCTCAGTGGCTTACTTCAAAACTTTATTTAGATTACTTTGCTTTTCTGAAATATGACGTTTCATCATATTTCTCACTTCCTCTCTCGACATTTGATCTTCATGCTTTGCCATTTTTTCCATAACTTGCCGCATCTCATCTTCATGTGCGCCAAGTACAGAAGATAGCATTTTTGCCATAGATGACAAATCATTATCTCGGTTAGGATTCAATGAAGAAATTAACCCCATTGATTCTTCCTTAGTCATTTCAGAGTGTGACGAAAGCATGGAAGCAACTTTGCGCTCTTCCTGTGTCATTTCATCCGAATAGTGTTTCGCCATTTCAAGTTCCTCTACATCCTCCAAATCATCATTATCTGGTCGATTTGGAATACTATCAAAAGGATTATATGCCCAATTTAACAAACTGATCGCCCACTCAGAAGGACAACCAAAAGGACCATCTCTAACTTCATCTGGACGATTACCGTCACCGCGCATCCTGCTTATAAAGCTTATAGTTCTATTGGCATCTTCAATCTCATCTTCTCCCCACTCACTCTTTGGGGTTTCGAGAAGATTCAGATTCCGTTCAATAACTGCTTCTGGGTCCACTGATGCTTCACGAGAACATGGATTCCCACTCCAGTCACGGAGTTCAGAAGCAGTCATATTAACTTCTTCCGACCAATCTGAATAAACTTCATCCAACTCTTCTTCATCAACCTGAAGTTCAACCTCTTCCACAGAACTGCGAATGGAAGAAGGCATCATTTCTTCTTCAACATCTGCATTGAATTCTTCATTTAGCAATCTTCCAGCTTCGACAAATGCAGATTCATAAGTTGATTCTTCAACATCAGCCGATTGGCCTCTGCCTCCTCGAACTGCTTCTAAAGCACCTCTATTGAGATTGGAATTATTAGGATTGACAACTGGGAAGTATAAAAGTTCATCAAAGGTTTCTGCTTCAGAATCACCCAAAAGCGTATGTTCAGCAATTTCAGTTTTTTGCTCTTGGGTTAAGTCTTCAACAGTTTCGACTTCTGAAGTATCACCACTAACACCAGAAATGAATTCTTCAAGCGTCTTATCAATATCTGCCCATGAAGAAGTTTCGGTTCCAGAATATGTTGGAGTACGAGCTTCCGAAATTTGCATATGTTCAACATACATATTCTCTTCAACAACATTCTCAGGATTCCACTCATTCAATGTGGAAAACCTGTGAGCAACCATTGTATCTTGAGGACTCCATCCATCTTCACTTTCTTTATAAATCTGGATAAGAGCGGCGGGGTCATCTTCAGTACCTTCAACAGTCACATCACCGTCAATAGCGGCATCATAAACACTATCATCAGTCCAGTCAACAATCTTTCCATGAGCCGAACCATTATCCCAAGTGACGAAATCATCTTCAGACCATTGTGCAAGTTCATCTTCTTCTTTCAACTCACGATATGCCTCTAAAAACTTTTCATGCGACGTGCAAGGCATATACCAAGTTTGACCATTTATTTCATGTTCATGGATTCCGCCGCAGGGGAATTTTTCACTAGCTCCAATGGCTCCCTGTTCAGTCTCATAAAGCCATTTAGAGAAATCAACATCAGGCTTTTCCTGAAGTTCTTCTTCAACAAACTGGTATTCTTCAACACCATCAACTTCATCAGTTTCTCCAAATGCCTCTTGCAATTCTTCAACAGAAAGCTCTTCATGTTCACCGACATTTAATTCATTAGATGGCGAAGCTCCTTGACGGACAATAGAAAGATTTGGGAAGTTGAATATTTCTTTTGGAGCTTGGATTCCGCTAATTTCCTTTGTCTCTTTAGAATGTAAAAGTTTAGGCGAAACATCTAACCAACCATGTTTAATTTTTGGCTCTAACTCATCATCCTGCACGACGCCTTGGTAAATAACACCTCTCCCCGGCTGATATTTTGCATCGGTAACACGACCAACTGTTTCCCGAGCAGACTTATTTTTATGATCGACAACAATATCTTTGCCTTCAAGTTTTTTTGCAGACTCTTCTAAAACTTCAGGAAGCCAAATTTTCTTTTCACCACTTTTATGCCCCCGAGTTATATCATTATCTCCTAAAGCAACACCATGAATCTTTAGTAAACCATCTTCTGTTCTACTATCAGAAATATGACCAGAACCAGAAACCGCATCACGATTCATTACACTCATTCATCTAACCTCTCAATCTTTTTCTCTAAAGACTCAATTCTTTTTGAAACATCACTAAATTCATTTTCATCATCTTCAACTCTATCTTCTTCCGTCGAAGCTGGTGGACGCTCAAAATCAGTCCCACCTTCACCAACATTTTCTTCATTTGAATTATTTCCTTCAGGAATATTATCCCCTTCCTTATCCTTGGCTTCTTCAACAAGATTTAGATTTTCAGGGTCTTCGCCAATGATGAATCCATTGAAATCCTCAACATTGTATCCTAATTCTTCAACTTTCTGTTCAATTACGGGCGTGAATTCATTCTCTATTTCATTCCGGGCTTCATCAATTTGATTCTCTAAACGAGTTTCTTGAGAACGACTGACAAATTGATTCACTTCAGATTCAAACCCTCCAAGCGCATATCGGGGCATCGGCATTTCTGAAATAATCCAATTTAGATCAAAGTCAAGAAATTCCTCAATTGGAGCAACTTCACCGGAGACAGTTTCGATTGACATATCTCCCTGAACACCCTGTTTCATTCCCGGTTCAAATTGATCCTGAGAATGTTGATTCATAAAGTTCTTAATTTCAGATGGTTCCCACGGATCATCTTCAGAACCAAATTGGAAAAGTTGGAAAGGATGTGCAAGAGATTCAATTGCTTTATCATTATCCCTGAGCTTTTTTAGTAAAGCTTGCAAACGGTCTTCAATAGCAGTAAGTCTACTCTCTCCAAACACCTCACCAACATCAGCGTCTCGTGTCAGCTTAATAACATCGTTCCGCGTGAAAGGAATATAATAACCATCATCCATTCCTGTAATAGCATCATCGACTTGGACAAACGCCGCAACATCTCCTTCTTCTGTCGTATAAAAAGTCTGATTTTTAAGGAGTTTATCAATAATGCCGTTTTGATTCCGTTTATCTTCTATATCAAAATCCGGTGGAAGTAAAACAGTTTGTCCGGGTTTTGTAAAAGCGCGAACGGTTTCAGGTCGCATTAACTTGAAACCGTATAAATCATCTTCTTCATTTTGGACTAATTCACATAAAACAGTCCCTTTCACTTCTCGCTGAATTGTCGCCTTCTTTAGTAAGAAACTAAAGTCTCTGTCAACTTCACCGTCAATAATACATGAACTTTCAAGCCACGATTCGATTTCTTCCTTTAGTTCTTCATCGTCAGCGTCAATATAATAACCGGGACCGATGACTTCAGAAGCAAAAGAGCGAATTGGCTGTCTGATAATTGGGATTTCTTTATATAATTCCCAATAGTCTTGAATTTTGGAACGGTCTGGGAAGTGTTTATCAGCTTCTCCACTTCTCGAAACCATTCCCCTTTGAGTAGCAAGACCGGGGAAGCGGTCAACTGAACGGGCATCAGGACTGCCTGCTGTTGCTCGTTGTAATTCTGCCACTGCCAACTTACCCGCCCGTGATAACTGTTCTCTAAATCCCATAAATTAAAAAGTGTATGCTCTTTTGTCAGATTTCTTATTTGCCGCGATTGTCCCTTGTGAAAATGTATAAGATTCCGTTTGTCGTTCAACAAAATTCTTACCGCTCATTGCGGCAAGAGCAAGAACAAACGAATCAGCAAAGTCGTCATGTTCTCCCGGTGGAGCATGAATCTTCTTATTACCTCTCTCAGTCATTTCATATTCAATACTGCGGAGTTGGCTTTTAAGGCGTTCATGATCAGGAATACTAACTTTATCTTCCTGCATCATATTCTTTGCTTCCTGATATACAGACTCCTTACTCCGCAGAGTAGTTCGGAATCCTTCTATTGGAGAAAATTCACGCTCGAACCTGTGGACAGTTCCTTCACCAATACCATTTTCTTCCATGTAACCAAACAGATAATTTCTATCTGGTTTACCAACAAGATTCCTTATTTCGCCTTCAAGTTCAGGAATCGTGATATTCTGAAAGTCTTTAATATCAAATACGTTTGCTTCAGTATCAACAGTTGTGATAACAGCACTATCATCTCCACCAGTCGCGGGATCAATTGCCATATAACAATCTCGACCTTCTCTATCAGGATAAATTATATTTTCACCGTCTTTATGTTCAACTGCCCATTCAAGGCATCTATTAATATCCTTATTAGAGAAGAATGCATTTTTCTTCTCGCTAAACAGACCAAGAACTTCTCGTTCAAATTCAATACTCGTCATGTCACGACGCCATTCCTCAACCTGTTCAGACGAAATCTCAGGATTCTCCATCGAAGCGACACGTTGATTATACCAGTTTTCGTCTTTATCAAACTTATTATATAAGTAACCTTCCTTCCCCCACGGTGTCGAACCAAGGACAAATTGTCCGTTGGTAGTAGCGAGCATGGGTGAAATAACAGACGTGAAAACTTTCCGTTCAATAAAAGCCGCTTCATCTACAAATGCAGAATCAATAGTCAGTCCACGGATTGTTTCTTCCAAAGCGGGGACTGCTTGTATCCAACTTCCATTCTGTCCCTCAATCCGCATTTTCTGAACTTCTTTCAAACCGTAATCATTCTCATTCCGTAACCAATGTTTGATTTCAGCCTTCAATTTCCGCATGAAGTTCTTGGCCTGCCGTTTAGTAGGAGCGATAAGTAGTATCTGACGATTAGGATACATTGTAAACTCGTGAAGAGCAAGCCAAGCCATCATTGTAGTCTTACCACACTGACGGCCTGCAACAACAACACGTCTATCATTATGATGATTAAGGAACTTCTCTTGGTATGGGTACGGAGAAATATCCTCTTTGGAAAGAGGATCGCTAAGAACTTTTTCAACAAAGAGCGACGGCTTTTTCCGAAGCTCTTTGACCATAGATTGAGATAAGTTCTTCACGGTCATATTACTCTAAATCTTCTGATAAAGATTCAACCAAGGATTTTGCCGCTTTTTCAGTCTGGGAATTATCCTGATCAAGAATACCTAAATCTTTCATATTCAAACGAGCTTCGCGGCTTAATCTATCCTTTGTGATGAAAAGCGTATTCTCTTCTGTTTCAGTGATTTCGCCGTACTGCTCATGGACACCAACTGTATTTTCTTGGGTCATTCCTTTCTTTGCAATATATCCATCAGCACGACGTTTCTGATGCAAGTCAATGGCAATTTGTCGGCATTTTTCAACCATTGACTCATCTTCTTCATTATAGTAAGACTTTTCCAGAAGATCATCAGAAATCATATCAATAAACTTCTTATCTTCATCAGAAAGAGATTCATAATATTCGCTCGAATAAAGACCATGCTTTTTATTTGTTACACGGGTGTCGTCATAATCAGTTTCGTGCGAAGTATGCATACCACAACGATCATCAGGATAAGAACCCTTTTGATCGCAAGTCCCTTCTCGGCTATCTAAATCATAGCCGCACACTTCTTCCGAATCAGACATAAGAAATATTACTCAATACGCTCTAAAATCGCTTCATCTGCACTGTCGGTTTTAACTGAATCAAGCGACTTCACAACAGCCTCTTCAAAGACAAGTTCTTCTCTATCTTGATATTGCGGAAGATTCCTGTGTTCAAAAATATACCGCAGAAGTTCTTTAGAATCGTGTTCAACTTCCTTCATTGTTAGATGTTTAGAAATCCTCTTTCCAGCCTCAACCATTTGTTCGGCGGATAAAGGTCTTAATCTCGCATCTTGCCAATCAACCGCTCCACATTGGCAATAGGGTTTGTGTACGTTGGCCCTACCAGACTCTTGAAAATCATCGAAATATGAAAAATTAACTTCATTTTCGTATTCAGTTATTGGAGAGGCAATTTCATTTACAGTCGGATGTTGCTCTCTTGTCTTCCGATAACAAGAATTGCAAATATTACTGTCTCTCTCGATCTTACTAACGAAAGTTGAATCTTCTTTATTCTCTTTCCCGTATAAAAAGTCTGGTTTTTCGTACATAATTATAAAGCCAACGCTATTTCCTACAAACAGCCATACACTGACCCAGTGTGAAAAGGACCACAGTAGGGTTTGGTATGACCCGAACAGCGTTTTATTTTATTTTTCTTTTGTTTTCTTATTGCCAATTATGGTGCAGGGGTATATAAGTGTTTCGGTTTCTTTATACTTTGTTATTATTTAACAATATTTATATGTTCAATCGTCAAATTGTTCTGTCTCTAAGTGCATGGGTTGAAAGTCTTCGATAACATTTTCTTCGGTCGTAAACCAATGAACACCACATTTTCCACCACCAGCACTCCTTTTTTCGGCAAATGTAGATTGCGGGGCAGGAGAACCAGTCATAACAACTGGAATATTATCACCAATTGTTTCATGCTTAACAGCATGATAGTGGGATCGTAAGAAAACATCATAATGATACTGCATATAGTGATTTTGCGCTCTATTTTTGCCGCTACTTGTCCCGACGTGTTCTAACATTTCTTCTCCATGTCGAGCAAGATAGTTCCAACCACGAACAGTAAAGTTCAAGAATCCACCAGCACCAGCTTTCTCAATGTGAATATTATCAACGGGAGAATAATCAATTCCAACTTCAATGAAATCGTACAACATCATATCAGCATTCGTTGTACTTTCTTTATCTAGCCTGCCGTGATTGCCGGGAACCTGATACACAAAGACATTTTCAAATTCATTAGAAAGCTTCATTAACTGTTCAATATAAGTTCGACCAGCCTTCCTTTGTTGGTCACGGATACCATCTTCCTGTTCGTGTCTTTGAGCAGGGTAAATTCCTTCCCCATCTAAATGATCCCCGTTAAATATAACAACTGCATCTTCAACATCTCCACGTTCTCTTGCTGATTGAATGCATCTGTCAAAGTATTCTTCGATAACACCTCTAGCTTCTTCAGCACTATAATAATCAACGTCGTATCTATCCTCTACAACAGCCCCAACGTGAGAATCACTATGCGGTATAACTAGCGTAGACTCACCTTCTGTTCTCGAAAAGTCCGAAACAACGGGTTCAATATTAGAAATAGCCTGTTTGATTTCCTTCTCCAATTCAGTTAACCTATTATGCGTATCTTTCGTATTTTGTGCCCGACTATAACTATCCACTCTCTTCGGTTCTGAAGCCATAGAATCTTCACAGCGTGAATCTAATTCACTTTCTTTCTCTTCTGACTGTGTTCCATCATCTTCATCAGAACAATCATCAGATGCATACCATACACCATCTGAGTTTCTTTCCAAGTCAATATTACTTTCTTTTTCCATTGCATTCTGACGGTATCTAACAGCACGTTTTGAAATTCCTAATTCTTCTGCAATATCCTCACGTTTAGCAGGCATCAAATCAAAAACTTCCTTTTGCTTTGGTGTTAGGTTAGAAATTGAATCAGACATATCATTTCTTCCTCGGTTACATCACTGTAATCAAACACCACATAAAAACCTTTCGTTGTCTTCTGAATAAAGAAAAGAAAAAGTAACATAAAAAGAAAAGAAATAGTATATTAATATAGTAGATAGTAGAGTAGAATATCGTAATGCTTATTAGGGAATAAACTAATATTATACTAGGCTAGAATAATGGAGTTACAAGATATAAATGGAGTTGGACCTAGTGTAGAAGAGTCTCTAAACGATCATGGTATTAAAAATATTAATGATGTTATAGACTCGACAAAACAAGAACTTAGTGAAGTAAATGGAATAAGCTCTTCTAGGGCTGAAGATATTAAAAAGAAAGCAGAAGAAAGCAAAGTAATATTTCAAACTAGTGAAGATGTTGAAGAAGAGTATAATTCTTATAATAAAGTAAGTACAGGAATTGAATCACTAGATAGAGCAATTGAAGGAGGATGGGAACAAGAATCAGTGGTTTCTATCTATGGAGATAGTTCTACTGGTAAAACACAAATGTGTATGCAAGCACTAGCTGAATCAGTAAGACAAACTGGAAATAAGGCAGTTTATATTGAAACAGAGAAAAATAGATACCGTCCTCAAAGAATTAAAAACATTTGTGAAGGTTTTCCGAATACGGAATATAGTGAAATTAATAATAAAATTATTAGAGTGAAAGCCCATGATCTAGAACTACAATTAAGTTCTTATAATAAAGTTATACAAGACTTAGAGAATGTTTGTATTATAATAGTTGATTCCCTAGTTAAAAACTTCAGACTTTCAGAAGAATTTGAAGATAGAAGTGATTATGGTAAGAGAGGGAGAATTATGAGTAAACATTTAAAGTCAATGGAGAATATGGCTGAAAGGAAAGAATGTCCTGTCTTATTCACCAATCAAGTATATGAAAATCCAGATAGCGGTGGACCTTATAGTAAAATAGAGAAAATTCAGTATGGTGGTAAGAAAATTCAGTATGTTTCTCAATATTCAATATTTATGGAAGAAGGAGCAGGTGACACATTTGTTTGTAACGTAGAATCACATCCATCTACAGGAAATACAGAAATTAGTATTGTTATCAATGAAAAAGGAATCGAAGAGGTATAAGGATGAAGAATGGTTGAGGGATAAATACATAAAAGAAAACTTATCTCTCAAAGAAATAGGTGAGATATGTGATGTTTCTCATAAAACCATATCAAACTGGAAAATTAGGTACGATATAGGAAATAAAAAATTCAATAAAATAGAAAAAGAATGTTGTGAGTGTGGTGAAAGTATAGAAAGAAGACCTAGTATGTTTGAAGGAGAAAATGCTTTTTGCTCAAACTATTGCAAAAATAAATACAGAGATCAAAAAATAAGGTTTGTCTGTGAATTCTGTGGAAAAGAAGATGAAAAAGTTCCTTCGCAAATACACAATAAAAACTTTTGCTCTGTAGATTGTAGAACATCTTTCTTCTCGGGAGAAAATCACGGTATGTCTAACAGAGTTTCTGTTAATTGTGACAACTGTAACAGAAAAATAGACAAACCGAAAAGCCATATAAATGAAAATAACAATTTTTGCGATGAGAGTTGCTATTATGAATATTTGAGTTGTAATGATGAAAGAAATTCAAGCAAGGCAAAACAATGGAGAAATAAAATTAGAAATAGGGATAACTGGACTTGTCAAGACTGTGGAGAAAGAAGAAAACAAATAGAAGCTCACCATATTGAAAAATGGAAAGAAAACGAAGATTTGAGATTTTGTATTGATAACGGTGTTTCGCTTTGTCCCGAATGTCATTACCTTAGGCATGAAGAAAATGGAGATAAAGTTGAAACAAGATTAATGCAAGGCAGAGTTGATTTAGAAAGAGTTGAAAAATTGAGGTAAATGAATAACGTAACACTTTTATTTGTCCTTGCCAAAGAGGGAGTTGTAACATGGTAGAAGTTACTGATGCAACGGCTGAACAGCTTGAAAGTATTGCAGAAATGGAAGAAGTGCCGCTCGAACAGGTTCAGGAGAAATTCAAGGAACAGTATAAAGAAGTTGAAGAAAATGCTTCTGGAGTCGATGATGAAGGAATTGAAAAAATCGCACTCCGGCAAGTCCGAACACTGAGTCTGTCTGAAAGTCGTGTTCCCACAGACGAAATTGAAATGCTAACTATTGGCGGAGATGTACGTGAAACCTCAAATGGTGAAATGTTCTTTGGAACAGCAGTCGTTGATGAAAACCCCGGTGATGATAACAGCACTGCTTCTCTGGGTTCAGTTCGTATTTTTGATGAAGGACTATCGAATGAAATTTACGATGCCTTTGACCACGTAGGCAATGTTGTTTCTGGCGAGTTTAACGTTTCTGACGGCGATCTTCAAGGCCATGTTGAAGTTTCTGATGGCGACAACACAACATTTGAAGTCCATCGTCCAGACGACAGGATCGCTCTAATTGACGAAATCCGAAGCTATGTTCCTGAAGTTTCTATTGAGTCTATTGCAGACAACATCACTCGTCAAACGAGAGGTGAAGATGGGAATATGTATCAGGTTTCGTCTGACATTTATCGAATACGGGCAGACGTTTACGACGGGTACAAGAATCCCGATACCGGAACTGGAATTTACACCCTTCGAGATGATACCGTTTTCGATGAAGAAGATATTGTAGAGTCGCCCGTCTTTGATGGTGAAAATTCAAACGAAAACGCTACTCCGGGTCTGACTTGCTTCTTTGATCCAAATAAGATGGAGTGGGGAACATCGGCTGTTGTTGAGTTTTACGGTACGATTAGTAAGAACGAAGACGGGATTATTAACTTCAGTGCTGATGGTGCTGTTCCTATCATGGAAAATGAGGATGGCTTCGACGGATATACCGATAGTGCTGATGAAGACGAAGGCTCTGATATTGAACGCTCCAGTGGTTCAGGAAGTGTTGACAGAACACAAATTTAGGGATTTAATAAAAATATGACAGAAAACAACCGAATTGAATATGAGGCGTCTTGGACCAAAGGTACAGAAGAAAATTCGTGGGATATGATTGATGCGTCAAGAGTAACGAGTGATGTGCCAGAAGCAGAGATTAAAAATAGCAGTGTTAGTACGGGGGATTATGTAGTTCTCACTGAAGATGGTGAGGAAGAAGTTATTGGGACAGTTAGCGAAGTTAGTATTGGTTTTTCTGATGAAGATGAAAGAGAGGCAGTGGAAGACAGTAGTGATGTAGATTTCATTGAAGAAGGAACACTCTACGTCGGGATTGAGTAGGAACGCAACGCTTATAACGATTAGAACACTACTTTTCTTCATATGGGTTGGACTGATGATAATGAAATCGAATCCGAACAGCAAACAGCAGAAGACAAAGAGGAAACTATGAGCGAAAATGAACCCGATTTATCGAATCTTGCACCGAACGCCGTTGATGTTCAAGAAGCGGCTGAACAAGAACACCAGTGGAAAGTTATGTGGTGGGGGAGTGAAGGAACAGGAAAAAGTCACGCGAGTTACACATTCCCAGAACCAATTTGCTTCATCGACACAGAGCATAAGGCAGACGATATTGCTCATAAATTTGACGATAAAGTAGTTCAGATTTGGCAACCGAGCAATTTTGATGAAGCTGTCCAAGCCCGTGATGAAGCATTCTCGTATCTTTCAGAATACGAATCACAGACAGGAGACGTAGGCACTATCGTTGTGGATTCGATGGCAGTGATGTGGCAGTGGGCGCAGTATAAGTATATTGATAAGTATATGCCGAACACTGATCCTGAAGATGCTAACCTCAGTCTCGAAGATTGGGGGCCAATCAAGAAAATCCATAATGAAGGTTTCCGGCAAGAGTTTGAACGGTGCGATTACCATGTTTCTTGGACTGCCACACGCAAAGACGATCTCGGAAAGAAAATTGAAGAAGAAATGGACCAGACACCAGACAAGCCGGGTGGAGAAACTGATAATGTCTATAAAGTGAATTCTATTATACGGCTCCATACTGACGAAAGAGGAATTCCATTTGGCGATCTTCAGAAGAGCGGGGTTCTCCGATTCAAATATCTCGGGTTGACTCGTCCAACATTTCAGAAGCATAAGGAAATTGTTGAACACCTTCGGGATATTGAACAAGAAGCAGAGTCAGTTGAAGAAGTGGAAGAAATGTATGATCTTGAATATGAACTTGACGGCTTCACTGAAGCAAATACAATGGGGTTCGTTAAATGAGCGCAGTTTCAGCAATTAAGAAAATTAAAGAGGCTGTTGAAGAGGCCAAGAAGAAAGAGAAAGGATTTAAGTTTATCGAAAAAGGTTCTTTCAAGGTGAACGGTTATGAGTGAAACAGAACTTCTTGGCCGGTTTGAAACGAAGATGGGTAAAATGCAGAAAATGTTGAA